CGTGCCGGGTGCGGGTCATGGTCACACTTCCCAGAGGTGCGGCCTGCCGGGTGCCTCAGCCGTGAAGAAGCCGAAGGCGTTGTGAAAGTCGTGCAAGGCATTGATGTAATCTCGCAGCCGTGCTTTCTCGACGTTGGCTTCCGCCATCCGCTCCATCATGTCGATGATCCGCTTGGCCTCGTCCGCTCGCTCATGCAGCATGGCCTTTAGATCATGCTTTGTCAGCCGCTCAGATGGGCGGTCAAAGTAAACAGGATGCGGATAGGTTATGTCGCACATAATCCGCTCCATATTGCCTTTTGTGGTGCGGTATAGTTTCAAGCTACTCATGGTTCTCTCCTTTGATCTGTGCAAGAAACTGCCAGATCAAACCCGCTCTATTGCGGCGCGTTTTGATCTTGCCCTCTTCAAGCTGCACCGCAGCATCTGTCAGCAGCCACTTAGCTATCGACAGCTCATCAGTCAGGGCTTCGATGCGGTCGGCGGCATGATAAAGCGAGGGCAAACCGGGGACATCTTCTGGCAGCGTAGTGCTTGGTTCAGTATGGCGGTCAATGAAGTAGGTTCCGTTGATAGAACCCTCTAACTCTAACACCCATTCCTGAGTGCTTTTACGAAACCATACACTTCCAGTGATCGGGTACTTTACGTCACTCATTGGGTGTCTCCCTTCAGAAATGCAACTGCGCGGTCATAGGCAGACAGCGGATGCTCATAAGGCATCTTCCAGCGGGTCTGCTCAACATCCACCTTCTCGGTGAACGCTTTCGTCAGGTCGCGCAGCACCTCCTCCCCCTTCGCCAGCTTGGCTTCGAGCTTACCCCGCTGCACTGCATACAGTCGCTCAAACAGGCGGTGGTGTCCCAAGCAAACGTCGATTGGAGTGTCGTAGGAACATCCACAAGACTGTAACGCTTTAGCCTCATCCCGCTCTTCAATCAGGGCTTCGATGCGGTCGGCGGCTTCAATGCACTCTTCAACCTCAAACGATGCCATACCACCCGATCCCTCATCATGTTCTCGGTACGCCCGCAGCCGTGCGATCAGTTCTTCGTCAGTCATCTCCGCCCCCTGTTCCAAGCCAGCCGCGAGATGCTGTTGGACAGAGCATCCAGATCCGCCACCGTCATGTCGCGGTTGTCTAAGATGGCCATGAAGATTGTGTCTGCAAACTTCTTGCTGGGCAGCACCTGTGCGCCACGGAGAATGGCCAAGATGGCCTCGGACTGCGCGTCATGCACAGGCATGGTTTCTGGTTTCTTACGGAAAAACATCATGCGTCCTCCTCCGGCAGGTCGTAGCAGACAAGCCGAACCACGCGGCCATCTGCGACCATTTCGGCCAGCGTGGCTGCCACGACGGCGTCCGACATGTTCATGTCCTCCGCGATCTCCTCAACGGTGGCGCGGCCATCAGCTTGCAGATTGCCCAAGATGAAGGCGGCCAGCGTATCATCCCGTGATACAGGCTCGGCGTCCAAGATGCTCACAGCCAGCCACGGCGTGCGGTCTGGCCGGGTCATATTCGGCACGCAGACGGCCTGCACACGCTGGCCGAGGCGCACGCTATGGCCGAACATGACCTTCGACGGGATGAACACGTTCTCGTTGTCTGCCGTCAGCGCGAAGGCACTGCCAGTGGCGAGTTGGTTAGTTAGTAGAATGGTCTGTTGCATTGTTCTCTTCCAATTGCTTGAGTTGGTCTTCGGCGTCTCTTTGGTAGAAGGTCAGCATCATGATTTCTTCGCTGACCCAGCCCGGCCTAACGCCTTGGCCGTGTCTCTTGATTAGATCGTCGATCTGCGCCTGCTTGTGGGCGATGTATTCGCGGAGTTTGTCTGCCTCGGTCATCACATGATCCCCAATCTGTCTAAGGCGAAGTATGATTTCTTGAACGATGCGATCAGGCGATCAACGCTGTCGATCTTGGCGGCGATCTGCGGGTTGGGCGAAGTGTCATTAACGATGGTCAGCGTCTCACGATAGTCCCACAGCGCGGTCAGCACGATGTGCGTGTCCATTGCTCCAAGTCTGACGGCCATGATTACCACCCCATCCCGAAACCAAACAGTAGGCCAGCGTAGAGCATGGCGGCGAGTGCCGTTGCGCCGAAAAGGGCAGCAAGGAATTCATAGATGTTCATTATTTGATCTCCTTGTTGGCGTTCATTGCAGAGGCCAAGCGCAGGCGCAATTCAGCGCGGCGCAGGTAAAACATCATCTCTCCAACGTCGTTATAGTTTGGGCCACCGCTTAAGTGACTGTTCTCAATGTCGCGGTCGATGCACTCCAAAGCTGCCTCGGCATGCTCCAGCGTGATGGTGATGGTGGGTTCTGACATGCTAGTCTCCTATCAAAACGGCGGCTCTTCGCCGGGGTAAGTTGGTTTCCACTGGGGCGGCGCGTAGGCTGCTGGCTGTGGGGCGGGCTTCGGCGGGGCCTGCCGGGGGATGATCCCCAGCAGGTCGAGATGTTCGGCGAGGGTCATGCGGCTGGCCGATATGGTGCGTGAAACAGAAAGCTGTGAACCATGTCGAACTGAAACCAATCAGCGATGATGCCGTCCGCGTCGATTGCGCGCTTCGGGAACCAAGCCTCGCTTGCGTTGCCCTTCACCAAGATTGCCTTCGGTGTTTCGCGAACAACCAACACGGTGGTCTGGCTGCCGCTTGCGCTGGTGAGGTTCATGATGGTCATCTGGGTCATCCTTGTTTGCTAGTTGGTACAAACACCATACAGCCTGATTTGCAGCGTGCAAGAAAATAAATGCACTTGACGCTAATTATTTTCGCCTCTAGGTCTGATGGCACCGAAACACAGGAGAGCGCCAATGATGGCTCAAACTCAAATCCGCCTATGGTGCGCGCAGGACGGGCGCAAACTGGGCTGGCTCGCGAAAAAGGTGCCAGTGGCATCGTCCAGCCTGTCCCGCTGGATGACGGGCCGCGTCGTGCCGTCCGCCGTATACCGCCACCGCTTGGCAGACATCACAGGAATCGAAGACCTGCGCTTTGAGCAGGAATGGGTGTCGAAATGAACCGGGCCGACATTCTGGACACGGCCAAAGAGTACATCACCAAGGATCGCGCAGCCACCCATGGTGATGCTGAAAGCAACTTTGGCTTGATTGCTGCTTACTGGTCAGCGCACCTTGATTCCATTGTCACCAGCCACGACGTTGCTGTGATGATGGCTCTGTTCAAGCTGGCGCGGATGAAAAGTAACCCGGCGCATATTGACTCAGCACAGGATTTGTGCGGATATGCTGCAATCGCTGGTGAAATAGGGGCCGCATATGCCGAGAGAAAAGTGGAATAACCCGGCAGGGACGCGCGAGTATTATGCTTGGCGCAATCTTAGATATCGATGCTTGAACCCGAAAAGCGAAGGATGGCGCAACTACGGCGGCAGGGGCATCACAGTCTGCGAAAGATGGATCAACGATTATGATGCGTTTTTTGCAGACATGGGCCAGTGCCAGCCCGGCATGACGCTTGACAGGATTGATCCAGAAAAAGGCTACTCGCCAGAAAACTGCCGCTGGGCAGATTGGACCACTCAGGGCAATAACAAGCGCACAAACGTCAAAATTGAGTATGGCGGAGAGGTCAAAACAGTTGCTCAGTGGGCAAGGCATTTTGGCCTAAAGGTAGACACTCTATTCAGGCGCTTGCAGCGGATGGGGCCTGACAAGGCCTTTACGCCTGATAACCTTGTCGAAAAAAACGCGATGCCGCTCATCCACGGCACTAGGGTCGGATATGAGCGGCACAGGTGCAGGTGCCAAACCTGCAAGGATGCGAACGCAAAGAGGCACAGAGATTACATGAAAAAGAGATTGGAAAGAGAGGCCTCAGCATGACCCTGATCCTAGGCATCGACCCCGGCAAGAGCGGAGCCTTCGCGGTGCTGGACTGCTACCACATGCACGTCAGGACATACGACATGCCCGGCACGCTCGACGAAAAGCGTGCGCTGATCTCGGACATCGGGGCTGTGAAGTGCGCTTGGCTTGAACGCCCGTTCTTCCCTCGGATGATCGGCATCAAGAACGCGGTCACCATCGCGCAAGCCTACGGCGAACTGAAGGCCTGCCTGTTCTTCGCTGGCGTGCCGACGTTTGAGGTGGACCCGTCCGCGTGGAAGAAGACCATGCGGCTGTCCACCGACAAGAACGCCAGCCGCGCGTTGGCCAGCCAATACTTCCCCGACAGCGCCGACCAGTGGGCGCGGGTCAAAGACGACGGACGGGCAGAGGCGGCCCTGATCGCCTTGTATGGATGGAGGAAGAAATGAAAACGTGTCTCTATAGAGCATTCGATAGAGAAAAGCGGCTGCTTTATGTTGGGATTTCCTTGAATTGGAATAACAGGCTCAAACAACATGCCAAGGGTTCCCTTTGGTTTGTTGATGTCACTGAGATCGGCATTGAGTGGTTTGACACCAGAGACGATGCGCTCTCTGCTGAAGCAGATGCGATTAAGCGGGAAAAGCCTGAATACAATGTGATACACAGTTCATCTGATTCTTCTTTGCTGTCGTGCAATCAAGATGAGGAATCAGTGATGAAGATGCAGATAAAGCATCTAATACTGAAGAGCGGGAAAGTATTTTTCACGCAGAAGGAGATATGCGATTTTCTCGGAGTTCCGTCGACAAATCGTTATCTTGACATCCTTCACGCTCATGGCTTGACCCCAGTAAAGCCTTTTTCTCATCTTTCAAAGCGACCACTTTATTATGTGGATGATCTAGTGGACTGCGTAATGAAAATCTCTGAATCCAAGGGGACTGTACAATGATCCGCGACATGACCAACGAGGCGTACCACGCACGCCCAGAGATCAGCGCCAGCGATGTTAAAGCCGTTGCAGGCAAGTCGCTGGCTCATTGGAAAGGCAAGGTCTGGAAAGACAGCAGCACCTTCGCCCTCGGCAGCGCCGTGCATGCTCTGGTGCTGGAGCCGGAAAAGAACCTCGTCCTGCGCGGACCCGAAGATCGCCGGGGCAACAAGTGGAAGATTGACAAGCTTGCCGCCGACATCGACGTGAAAATCCTTCTCACCGAAAGCGACTATGATCTGGCGCAGGCCATCGCGGCACCGATCATCACCCATGAGGTCGTCAAAGGCTGGATCGCCGATCCCAGCTTTGTCGCCGAGGCCAGCTTCTTCGCAGAAGACTATCTGACGGGCGTCAAGATCAAGTGCAGGCCAGACGGTTACCTGCCAGACGCTGGCATCGTCTTCGACCTGAAGACGACCCGTGACGCCAGCCCTGACGGCTTCCCGCGTGAGATCCGCAACTATGGCTACGATCTTCAGGCGGCCCTTTACTTGCGCTGCCTGCGTCAGGCAGGCTTCAACGCGCACACGTTCATCTTCGTGGCCGTCGAGAAGGAACCACCCTACGCTGTCGGCCTGCACGCGCTCACAGACGGCTATCTCGCCGTGGCAGATGCCCGCGTCACCGCCACCCTAGAAAAAATATCACGGGCCGAGGCCACCAGCACCTTCACAACAGGCTGGCCCTTGATTAACCATGTGGACCTGCCGCGCTGGCAGACCGCAGAGCCTGAAGACGACGTGTTCGATGAAACCGTTGACTTCTGAAACCACCGCCAGAGAGGATAAAACCAATGGCAGATAACGATGACTTCCTGAAGGTATTGGCGAAAAACGTCACCCTTCAGTACCCCAAGCTGAACCAGACATATCGGTTCAACACCCAGAAGCAGGCCAGCGAACCCTGCGCGCCAAGCGCATCTAACGCGGCATGGTCGGTGGCATTCGAGATGCCTCGCGATCAGGCCAAGCCGCTGTTCGACGAGATGAAGGCGCACTACGACGCATCCCGCGCCCGTAACCCCAAGCTGCCTCAGTTCACCAAGGTCTTCGGCATGAAGAAGCTGAAGGACGAACACGGCACCGAGACGGGCATCATCCAGTTTACCGCCAAGCGCAACGGCATGAAGAAGGACGGATCGGCCAACAAAGCGCCGACCGTGATCGACGGGCAGAAAGCGCCGCTGGCCGACCTGAACATTTGGGGCGGCTCCAAAGGCACCGTGCGCGCATGGGCCGTCGCTGTGATCGATCCTGATGGCCTCGGCGGCATCAGCCTGCTCCTCGACGCCGTGCAGGTCACAGAGGCCCGCTATGGCGACGGCGGCATGGATGACTTTGACACCGTCCAGCCCAAGGATGACCCCTTCGAGAAGAAGGCGCTCGGCGAGGAAAAGCGGCAGAGCATCGCCCGCGATTTGGACGACGAAGTGCCGTTTTAGTAAAGAAGAAACCCGGCAGGAGAGCCACCTGCCGGGTTTCAAAGAGGCGGAACCGAGAGGAGATCGTTCCAATGCAAAGAATACAGGCGATCAACGCCTATTACAAGGACATCGCATATGTCTGATGTCCGCTTCATGACCGCACCCGGTTCATTCTTCACGCTCATCGACAATCCCGGCGAATACTATCCCGGCATAAGCTGGAACGAGATCGTCAAGCTTGTGCAGGCCCCGCAGGCCAAGGAAAAGATCAAGGCCGACTTCTTCATCCCATCGACCTACCGGGCGCACGACGCACGCTCCCACGAAGCCCAGAGAGAGCATGGCGCGTACCGTGCGCTGGCCATCGACATCGACCGGGGCAACCCGTCGCTGGAAGACGTGCAAGAGGCCGTGCAGGCCGTCTGCGGCGATGCGGGCATGCTGATCTACTCATCATCCGGCGCGTCAGAAGAGAACCGCAAATGGCGGGCCATCGTGCCGCTGGCAGGCGTCCTCACCGGGGCCGAATATGAAGAGGTGCAGACAGCCTTCTTCGATCTCCTGCATGTCAATGGCATCCACCCTGACGGCGCGCTGGCACGCTGCGGCCAGCCGATCTACCTGCCCAACGTGCCTATCGCCAAGCGCGGTCCCGATCTGATGCCGCTGTTCTACCAGCACCGCGTCCTGCGCGGCAAACCGCTGCGCCTCGACGGTGACAGCCCCATCATGCAGGAGTTGACCCGCAAGGCTGAACAGCGCCGTCTGGCGGCAGAGCAGGCCGAAAAGGCGCGGGCTGAACGTGAACGCCAGCGTGCTGATCGGCGGCAGAAGTTTCCCGACGAGGTCAGCCCGGTCGATGCCTTCAACGCTGACCACAGCATCGAAGACCTGTTGGCCCGGTATCAATATGAGCGGCACGGGTCATCTCAGCATTATCGCTCCCGCTATCAAACCAGCCCGTCCTACGCGACCGAGAACTTCGGCACGCACTGGGTCAGCCTGTCTGGATCTGACGCAGCCGCTGGCGTCGGCAGGCCGAAGTCCCTCGGCGAGAATTCGTATTGCTGGGGCGATGCCTTTGACCTGTTCGTGCATTACGAACACGGCTCTGACTATTCTGCCGCCGTGCGCGCCTATGGTGCCGAGATCAACCCGGCCAAGGCGGCGGCCAGCGAGATGCCAGAGAACGGCATGGATGACTTCGACTATTTCGATCCGCCGAAGAGCGACTTCGATGATGCGGCCAGCGATTACATCCCTGATCCACCCGACGATGCACCCGAGGCGGCCCCAGATTGGCCCAGCGTCTACGACATGTTCGACGAGGCCAGCATTGAGCCGCGCAAGTGGATCTATGGTCACCACTACCTGCGGTCCTTTGTCAGTGTGCTGGCCTCCGCTGGCGGCATCGGCAAGACATCGCTCCAGATCGTCGAAGCGTTGGCCATCGTCACCGGGCGGCCTCTCCTCGGCGAAGAGGTGAAAGAGCGGACCAACGTCTGGATCGTGAACCTCGAAGACCCGCTGGAAGAGATCCAGCGCCGTGTGCTGGCATCCATGCGCCAGTACGGCATCAACAAGTCAGAGGTCGAGGGCCGCCTGTTTGTCAACGCTGGCCGAGACTTCAGCCTGAAGTTTGGCATCCAGACCCGTGACGGCGTCCTGCCCAACACCAAGCTGGTGGAATACCTCTGCAAGAAGATCCCCGAAAAGCAGATCGGCTGCGTGTTCATCGACCCCTTCGTCGGCGCTCACAGCATCAATGAGAACGACAATATGGCAGTGAACGCTATTGTGGCGGAAATAAGGCGCGTGGCTGACGAGACAAAATCTGCCATCGGGCTGGTCCATCACATCCGCAAAGGCAACGGAGAAGACGCCAGCATCGACAGCGTGCGTGGCGCAGGCAGCCTGATCGGGGCAGCCCGTGCGGCCCGCGTGATCAACCGCATGTCAGCCGACGACGCAGCCAAGCTGGGCATCGATGAGGCCGAAGCCAGATCGATCTTCCGCGTGGATGACGGCAAGGCCAATCTCGCCCCGCCAGCGGCGTCTGCGGTCTACCGCAAGATGGAAGGCGTCAAGATCGACAACGGCGAGTGGATCGGCGTGTGCATCCCCTACACCCTGCCAGACGTGTGGGGCGACATCAGCGGCAAGGATGCCAAAGCCGCCCAGAAGATCGTCGCCAATGCCCACACAGACGGCGAGCCGCTGCGCGAGAGTTCACAGTCCAAGAACTGGGTGGGCGTCCCGATAGCAGACATGCTCGGCATCGACATCAGCGAGAAGAAGGGCAAGGCCAAAGTCTCGTCCATCGTGAAGATGTGGATCAAGACAAACGTGCTGGCCGTCGAGCGCATCACAGACCCAAGACAGGCCCGCGAGGTGTCAGTTATTGTTGTCGGAGAGTGGATCAATGGCGACGAGGTTTGACCATGAAATCTTCCTCACCTTGCACTTCTCAGGTGAGGAAAGGTGAGGAAAGGTGAGGAAAACACCCTTCCTCCTCACCCCACCCCCCTAAAGGGGGGTGAGGGGTGAGGAGATGAAGGTGTTGTGTGAGTGAGGTGAGGTGAGGTGAGGAAAACGGAGAGGAGAGCGATGATGGCACAGAGGCCAACCCGGCAGAAGAAAGACGACCGCATCCTGCACAAAGGAGCGACGGCCAATGAGATCAGAGCGGACCTATCGCTGGCACCCTTCGACAAGGCTGTCCGCGAGATGGACAAACGCTGGGGCGTGGATCGCCTGCCAGAACTCGTCTCGGTCGAAAGCGCGGCGAAGTGGGGGAAGGCCGTCGCTGGCCTGAACGGTGCAATCGACGCACAAGATCCCGACAAGGTGAAGTTCTGGGTCGAGGTCTGCCTGCGCGGGCTGACCGCGATGGACGCCGAAGCGGTGGCTCTGGGTCGGCCTGTCTCGGACCCCATGATCTGGGAGCATGAATTCGAAGGCACCGTGTACGGCATCATTGAGGATGGCCGCGAGTGGCCCGCTGCCTACGCCAAGCGACCGGGCATCGCCATCCACACCATGCGCGAGGTGGCAGTGGCCCTGCACGCTCACCGCAATGGCCTTGTGAACGCGATCAAGCTATCCTTCCCCGGAGCGGAGGTGAAAGCCGTGCGCCGACCGCAGGCCGATCTGGAAGATGACTTCGACTTTCTCAGCGACGGGGTTTTGGAATGAATGATGCGACAGACATCAGCGGATCACCGCGCGGTATCTTCCCGCTGACCCTGCACAACGCGGAGAAGGGCGACAGGATCGTTTACTGGATCGGCCAGCACTGCGGCGGCCCGCATCGACTTGATGCCTCTGCGGCCTCGGATGCGGGCCTGTGCCTGCTCTTTTGCAAGAAGTACGGCGAAGGTCTGTTTGCTTATCTCGCGGTGAAGAGATAGGATGCCTGCACTCCCAGTTGGAATACGCCTCGACTCAGCCCGGCTTCGCGTCGGGCTTTTTTCTGTGCTATGGTGACCGTCAGGAGGACCGACCATGATCGAGTTCAAAATCACGGCCAGCACTGACAAGCTTCAGCAAAAGCTGAACAACCTTGTCAACTCGCAGCTTCCCTATGCAACGGCCATTGCCATCAATGAGACGCTGAAGACCTTAGAGGTCTACAACAAGCAACTCATGCAAAAGGCCTTCAGAGATCCTGTGCCGTTCACGATGAACGCTTTCTACGTCAAGTTCGCCAATAAGCGAAACCTGCAAGGCTTCCTGCTCAGGAAGTACAAGGCTATCGGTCGGCATTATCTGGAAGTGCAGGACGCAGGCGGCAAGCGACCGTTGAAGGGGTTCGAAACCAACTTCAGATATCGCGGCAAGAACCTCGGCAACTTCAACGGCGTCCTGCCGACCGAGAACACACCGCTCGACGGTCATGGCAACATGACGATGGCCTTTATCAACAAGGTGCAGTCGCAGATGTCGCTCCAGCGGGAAGCATCGCAAAACAAGCCATACCAGCTTAAAGTGGGCAAGCGGCAGCGCAGATCGACGGCAACCCGGTACTTCAGCCCGGCGCTCGACCACCCGCTGGCCAAGCGTGGCGGTCCCGGCGTCTATGCCACAAAGGCAGATGCCCCCGGCCAAAAGAGGACAGGAAGCCGGGTCACCAAGGTGATGACGTTTGCCCAGACGCCGCCGAAGTACAAAAAGCGCACGGACTTCGACAACAACATGAGGCGTGCCGCGTCGAACATCATGCCCAAGAAGATGCGGGTTGGCATCCAGCGCGCGATGGCCACAGCCCGGCTGCGGTGACCTTTTCCATCGGAGGGGTGACCTTTTCCATCGGAGGGTGGTGACCTTTTCCACTGGAGGGGTGACCTTTTCCATCGGAGGGCGGTGACCTTTTCCATCGGAGGGGTGACCTTTTCCATCGGAGGGGTGACCTTTTCCATCGGAGGGGGGGGGGTGCGGCGGCGCTGCAAGCGCAGAATCGGCACGCCGCACCTGCATTGCTGCACCTGCAAACGCGCCCGCCGCCCCGGTCTGCCCCCGCCGCCCCGGTCTGCCCCCGCCGCCCCGGTCTGCCCCCGCCGCCCC